CGACCGTTACACCTACACCGGCGGCTCCACGACGGGCGGCGCCGTGGTTTATGACGGCGGCAAATTCCTCTATTCGCACCACGCGACGGACCCATGCAGCGGAAAGCTGGTCAACTCGTTCGACCTCGTGCGCCTGCACCTGTTCGGCGAAAAAGACGACGATCCGAGCATCAAGCCGGATACGCCGACCAACCGGTTGCCGTCCTACGTCGCCATGTGCGAGTTGGCTGAGGCGGATACGGCGGTCAAGGAGCTCTTGGACAGGGAACGCGGCGAAGAAATCCTCCGCGCATTCTCGACGTCCAGCACGGCAGAAGGCCCGGCATCGAATGAGGCGCTGGCCAAATTCTTAGGCGGGCTCAAGGGCGAAATCCTCACGACGGACATCATCCGCCAGCTGCTGAATCTCATCGGCATCAACATCCGTCTGAACGAGATTACTTGGCAGGTGGAAGTCGAAGGATACCCGAAATCTTGGTCCCGGGCGAATGCCGAAAATCTTCTTCCGGTGATGCTCCTCGACCACCTTCGCCTGGCCGGCGTTAAAGGCGCGGCCAAGGGTACGGTGTGCGATTGCCTCGACATGATCGCTGAGGAGCACCGGTATAACCCCGTGCTCGACATGCTCAACACCGAAGTCTGGGACGGACAAGACCGCATTAACGAGCTGTACGATATCTGGGGCGTCACCGACCAGCTCGCGCGCACGTTGATCCGCAAATGGCTTATCCAGTGCGTTGCTATGGCCTGCAACGACGAAATGAACCCGCAGGGAGCAGACGGTGTACTGGTCCTCCAAGGGGCCCAGGGCGTGGGTAAGACCAGCGCCCTGCGCGAGCTGGTCCCACTCCCGCGCATGTTCAAAGAGGGCGCCAGATTGGACATGAAGGAAAAGGACACATACATCCAAGCGCTCGCGTGCTGGATCTGCGAGCTGGGCGAGCTCGACAGGACAACCGCACGAGACAGCGCCGGCCTTAAGGCGTTTTTGACGCAGGACCTCGACGAGTACCGGACACCGTATGCCCGCAAAGCCGTGCAGCGGCCGCGGCGCACGTCGTTCTGCGGATCTGTGAATCCCGGCGAATACCTTATTGACGATACCGGCAACCGCCGGTTTTGGACGGTCCAAATTACACAGGTGGACCTTAACCGGCTATTCAGCCTGACGCCGGAATGGAAACGGCAGCTGTGGGCACAGGTGTATGTCCTTTATCAGCAAAACCCGCAGGGATTCCGTCTGGACGGAATCAGCCGCGCAGCGCTTGAAGCGATAAATCTGCAGTATACGAAAGCGCTGGACTTCGAATTGGAACTGCGCGATATGCTGAATTACGATCTCCCTGTCGAGCAGTGGGGCGAGTTCTCTGCAGCGGAATTATCGGCGCGGCTTTCGGCGCGGCCGCCTGCGAACAGACTGGGGCGGGTTCTTGCCAAGCTGGCAAACGAGGACGGCCGTATAACGGCACGCTTAATTGACGGGCGGAGGCTATACCGTTTACCGATGCAAAAGTTCGTCGAAATGACAATGCTCCCACCGCCAAAAGACCCATTCGAAATGTGATTTCTCTCTTTTGTATCGATTTTTACTCCACTTCCCTAAAAAAGTGGAGAAGTGGAGTAAAAAGTGGAGTAGAAATTTTTACTCCACTTTCGAAAAAACCTTATATCGCAACAGTTTGAAGTACGCGAAGTGGAGAAGTGGAGTAAATTACTAGAAACTAAATAATTGAGAGATTAGAGAGAATAGAGGGTATGTGTATATACCTCTAATACGCCTAATCCCTCTATTTACAAAAGGTACGAAAACCTACTCCACTTCACTCCTCGAATCGAAGGGAGGCATTATGCAAAATACACAAGAGTCGCAGATAGAAAACCGTCTCACACGGTTGGTGCGGGAGCGCGGCGGACTGTGCTATAAGTTTGTCTCACCCGGCAACCGAGGCGTGCCGGACCGCATCGTGATTACGCCGGTCGGCCGCATCATCTTCGTCGAGCTGAAAAAGAAAGACGGCCGGCTGTCGAAACTCCAGCGGTGGCAGATCTCAGAAATGCGGAGGCGCGGCTGCGACGTCCGAATGATCCGCGGGCTGGATGACGTCTATGCCTTCGTTGAGGAGGTGATGCCGAATGAGGTTTAACCCGCTTCCTTACCAGCGGTACTGTATTGACCGCGTCGTGTCCGACAGCTGCATAGGACTGTTTCTCGAGATGGGCCTCGGCAAAACGGCCATTACTCTGGCGGCTATCAACGAACTGAAGTACAACCGCTGGTCGGTGGCACGTGTGCTGGTGATCGCGCCGAAGAAAGTCGCGGAGGCGACGTGGTCCGTCGAGGCGCAGAAGTGGGACGAACTTCGGCATCTGCGGGTGATCCCGGTAATGGGCACGGCGGCGCAGCGCATACGGGCGCTACACACACCGGGTGATGTGTGGGTCATCGGGCGCGATAATGTATCGTGGCTGGTGGATTATTACCGCAACGACTGGCCGTTTGACATGGTGGTACTGGACGAAAGCACCAGCTTCAAAAATTCACAGTCCAAACGATTCAAAGCTTTGAAGCTGGTGCGCAGCCGGATCCGCCGGGTGGTCCTGCTAACGGGCACGCCGGCGCCGAACGGACTGGAGGACCTGTGGGCGCAGATCTACCTCCTCGACGGAGGCCAGCGCCTTGGGCGGACGCTGACGGAGTACCGCAAGATTTTCTTCCATCAGGACCCGAGCTGGCCGGGGCAGCCGTACCGTACATATTCGCCTTTGACCGGAGCTGATGAGCAGATCCGGCGGCTGATAAGCGATATATGCGTCAGCCTGAAATCGGAAGACTATCTCCAGCTTCCGGAGCGCGTCGACAGCTATGTCCCTGTCATGCTGGATGAGCCGGCGCGGAAAGCGTATAAGCGGTTTGAGCGTGACATGCTTCTTGAGGTCGATGAGAGCACGATAACCGCGCAAACGGCGGCGGTCTTAAACGGCAAACTCCTTCAGCTGTGCAGTGGTGCGGTATACGACACGGAAGGGAATCCGGCATACATCCACAACTGCAAGCTTGAGGCCTTCGACGAGCTGTTGGAGCAGCTGGGTAGCGAGCACGCGCTGGTCTTCTACTGGTTCCAACACGAGCGCGGCCGGCTTCTCGATCGGCTGGCTGGCGCAGGTCGGCGCGTGAGGGTGTATCAGAACGCCGCGGACGCCGATGCGTGGAATGCCGGCGAAGTAGATGTCCTGCTGGCGCATCCGGCCAGCTGTGCTTACGGGCTTAACCTGCAGGCCGGCGGGCATCACATCGTATGGTTCGGGTATCCCAACTGGAATTTGGAACTGTACCAGCAAGCGAACGCCCGGCTGCACCGGCAGGGGCAGACACACCCTGTCATTATTCACCACTTGGTAGTGCAGGGCGGAATGGATGAGGACGTAGTCGCGGCGTTACACGCCAAAGGCGACGGGCAGGAAGCACTAATGCAGGCGCTTAAGGCGCGGATTACGAAAGCGAGGGAGCCGGCATGACTAATCAGGAAAAGAAACGATGGCTGCTTAGATATACCATGCTGGACAAGGAAATCAATCGGCAGCTGGAAGAACTGGAGCGGCTGAAAGCGATGTGCCAAAAAATGACGTCGACTCTTTCAGAGGTCCCAATCTCGGCGAAAGGCAAGGCGTCATCTCGTGAGGAGCTTTATACCTGTCTTGCGGATCTGATGGATGAGATTAACGGCAAGGTCGATCAGTATGCGGCCATGCGCGGGGAAATCGAAACGGCCATAAACACGGTTGATAAACCTACACTGCGGTTCCTGTTGAAACGGAAGTACATAGACGGCAAGACGTGGGAAGAGATTGCGGTTGAGCTGAATAAAAGCTGGCGGCATACGGTGCGACTGCATGGCGAAGCGCTTGAAAAGATAAATATTTTTTCGCCGCGTCATTGAATGTCATATTGACATACTGTTATAATGCAAGCTGAGAAAGCGTCCGGAAAAACCCGGGCGCTTTTTGTTATGCGCGGAAGGCGGTGGGTGGACGTGACATACAAATGCCGAGTATGCGTTTTCAGGCAGCGGGAAGTGTCTATTCCATACTGTCCCTTCCCTGTTTGCATATATCGCTTTGAATGGAAAAGCACGACGTTCAAGGAGGACAAAGAAGAAATCGAAGAGAACGCCTCAGAGTCAGAGGCAAGCATATAGACGAGGACATTGCATAGTCGCATCTCAAACGCAGGAGCGGGCTTAGCCGCGGCGTGTTGGCAAGATATATGAGCATGCGATTTACTGGCCGCCGACCGTCAGGGGTGCGATTCCCCGCCCGCGTTTTCATTATGTCAACCAAAAAGGTACTGGGAAGAGGGGGAAACAATGCCGGCGGGCTCGCCGACCCCAAAAAACGCGCAGTTACCGAGGTGAATTTCGGCAATTTCGCTTCGTTTAGGGTGAAAAGTATGGGATCTGGAGAGAAAAAGACCGTCGGAAACGCGATTATTGACGAGAAAACGGAAGTCAATGCAACGTGCCTGGCTTTGATAATCGGCACAACGGCTCGCCGCGTGCAGCAGCTGGCACAGGACGGCATCTTTAAGCCGGTGGGACGCGGCAAATACAACTTGGCTGAGTGCGTACAAGCCTATATTGAGTATAAAAGCAAGGACACAATTGCAGAAGAAGCCATTCTTGAGAAGCTCGAAGCGGAAGCGAAATTAAAAAAAGCGAAGGCCCTCATCGCCGATCTGGAAGCTAAGGAACTTCAGGGGAAGATGCACCGCTCTGAGGACGTCGCGGCTATGACGGAGGATTTGATTTACGCTATCCGGTCCGCGCTGCTTGCTTTACCCGGGAGGCTTGCGATGGATGTGTCATCGGCAGAATCGGCTGCGGAAGCTGCAGATATTATCCGGAAAGAGGTATATCTGGTAATGGAAGAACTGTCGAATTACAAATATGATCCTGCCAAATATGAGGAGAGGGTCCGGGAACGCAGGGACTGGGAAACTGACATTCTGCAGGATGACGCAGATGACGGCTACAGATGATGCAAAGCGTCTGAATAAGGCAATATCAAAGCCGTTGGCCGCTTTCCGCCCGCCAGAATGCCTAACGGTAACTGAGTGGGCTGAAAAAAAGAGGAGGCTTTCCTCTGAAGCCAGCGCTGAACCTGGTCCCTGGCGCACGGAACGCACGCCATATCTCCGTGAGCCGATGAATGCCTTCACTGACCCAAAGGTGCGGCGGATAGTCATGGTTGCTGCTTCTCAGGTGGGCAAATCGGAATTTCTCAATAACTGCATTGGCTACATAATCGACGAAGACCCGGGTTCCATTCTGTTCGTGCATCCGACAACCATCGATGCTAAAGAATATTCAAAGCTGCGCATCGCGCCGATGATCCGCGACTGTCCATCTCTGAAAAAAAAGGTGGCTGAGCCGAAAAGCAGGGACAGCGGGAACACGATCTTGCAAAAAACATATCCCGGCGGCGTCCTGACGCTTTGCGGATCCACCGAAGCGCACGCGCTGGCGTCAAAGCCGATACGTTATGTGTTCGGCGACGAGCGCGACCGCTGGGCGCTGTCCGCCGGAAATGAAGGCGATCCGTGGGAGCTTGCGATGGCCCGGCAGACCACATTCTACAACGCGAAGGCCGTTGAGGTTTCTACGCCGACCATCAAAGGCGCAAGCGCCATCGAGGCCTCTTTTGCTGAAGGCACGATGGAGCGATGGAAGTCGCAATGCCCGCATTGCGGCGAATACCACGAAATAAAATTCTCTGATATTCGGTATGAGCATGAAGTCAGGCTAATCGCCGGCAAAAAAACATATAGAATAACAAGCATTTATTACATCTGCCCTGGATGCGCCTGCATCTCAGACGAAATCACGATGAAAAGGCAGCCGGCCCGATGGGAGGCTGATAATCCTGACGCTATTGCGCGCGGCATTCGGTCATTTTGGCTGAATGCTTTTGTTTCACAATGGGCGAGTTGGGAATCGATTATTCTAAAGTACCTGAACGCGCAGGGGAATACAAGGAAACTTCAGGTTGTTTATAATACCTGCTTCGGCGAGCTGTGGGAAGACCGCGGCGACCTTGAAAATGAGGATTCTCTGCTCGCGCGCCGCGAAGAATATAAGGCAGAGCTGCCAGACGGTGTGCTCGTGCTGACCTGCGGCGTGGATACTCAGGACGACCGGCTTGAATATGAAGTCGTCGGGCATGGGCATTTCGGCGAGACATGGGGCATCAAAAAAGGCATCATCATGGGCCGGCCCGATTCGGACGAGGTTTGGGAAAAACTCGATCATGTCATCGATCATGTTTACCAATTCGAGAACGGTGTCGGGCTAAAAGTCTCGACGACGTTCGTCGATGAAGGCGGCCATTTTACGATGGAAGTCCGCCTCCAATGCCGGAAACGGCAGGCAAAGAATGTGTTTGCCATCAAGGGACAGGGCGGGACGGATGTCCCGTATATTTCGCCGCCGAAGAAGGTAAAAATCATCCTAAACCGCCGATATGTCGGTACATGCTGGCAGTACACCATCGGCGTCGATGCCGGAAAACAGATTATCATGGACAACCTGCGGGTTCAGACGCCGGGCTCGAAATACTGCCATTTTCCGAAGCGCGACGACTACAGCGTGCAGTATTTCGCAAGCCTGCTCTCAGAAAGGCTTGTGTACAAACAAGGAAGGAAAAACCCGTGGGTGTGGGAAATCATACCCGGTCATGAGAGAAACGAAGCGCTTGACTGCAGAAACTACGCGATGGCTGCGTTCAAAGCGTTATCTCCCGACCTCGACGCCATTGACAGGCGCCTTAAACAGACGCAAAAAGGGCATGGCGAAAATATGCAGACTTCAAGCGCGCCAAAAACGCAGGCGCCGGCGAAAAAGTCTGTCATCCGAGTGAATCCCGACAAATATTTCGATTCATGGTAGGTGATAAAATGGCATCCCGCGAAGAATTGCAGGCGCGGCTTGCTTTCTGGCGCGCCGCGCTCGCGAAAAAGCGCGAAGCTTATCTCAAACTCATTGAAGGCGGCGTGAAAAGCTATACCATCGACGACCGAACGCTGACACGCCTTGACCTTGATACGCTTTTGGAAGAAATCAAAGAGGCCGAGCGGCAGGTTGACAAGCTGGAGGCCATGCTGAAAGGCAAAAAGCCACGCAAGGCATTCGGCATACTGCCGTCGAATTGGTAACGGGTATAAGCCCGCGGATGAGCGGGCTTTGCCAATAGGCCGCCCTGCGGAGTTTGCTCCTTTCGCCGCGGGGTGGCCCCTATTTTAGGAAAGAAGGAGGCGATAGATTGAGGAAGATGATTTCGCCTATAGGAAAAGGATATGCCGAGGCCGGCGCGAGCTTTACGCGGCGGGCGCTTAAAAACTTCGTTCCAAACAGCGGCTCACCGCGTGAGGATATAGATTGGAATAACCTGACGCTCCGTCAACGCGGGCGCCTTCTCTATATGTCGTCGCCTGTTGCGACCGCCGCAATCAACACAAACAGGACAAAAGTCATCGGCGTCGGGCTGACGCTCAAATCGGCGATAGACAGGGAAATCCTCGGCCTGAGCTCCGAGCAGGCAAAGGAATGGCAGAGGCGAACCGAGGCCGAATTTAGAATGTGGGCCTCGAAAAAGGAGCACTGCGACGCAACCGGCGTCAACAATTTCGAGGGCCTGCAGCAGCTGGCCCTTAAATCATGGCTTATGAGCGGCGATGTTTTCGCCCTTTTCAAACGGTATGACCCGACGCCGACAAATCCCTATTCCCTCCGCATCCATTTAATCGAAGCAGATCGCGTCAGCACTCCGCGCGACGCAACCATGAAGCCCGCGACGAACTTTGTCGAGGGGGAAAACAAGAGTAACGGGAACAAGATTTATGACGGTGTGGAGGTTGACGCTCAGGGAAACATTGTCGCTTACCATATCTGCAATGTTTACCCGAATGAAACGTCAGCCGACTTGACGGCTGAATGGAAGCGCGTTGAGGCTTACGGCGCGAAGACCGGCCTGCCGCAAATTCTCCACATCATGGACGCGGAAAGGCCGGAGCAGTACCGCGGCGTTTCTTATCTTGCGCAAGTCATCGAGCCGCTACTCCAGCTTCGGCGTTACACCGAGGCCGAGCTTATGGCCGCGCTTGTCCAGTCGTTTTTCTCCGCATGGATTGAGACAGAAGAGGACACGTCGGAAATCCCGATGAACGAAGTCGGCATCGGCGACACGCCAGCCGGCGAGGCGGATCCGCAAAATGCTTCGCAGAGTGACAGCGAGTACGAGATGGGACCGGGGACGATAATCGTCCTCAAGCCGGGTGAAAAAGTAGTGTTCGGCAATCCGAACGTCCCGACGCCGAGCTTTGAGAACTTCACTAAGACTATCTGCAAGCTCGTGGGCGCGGCGCTGGAGATTCCTTATGACGTGCTGATTAAGGAGTTCGATGCCTCATATTCCGCGAGCCGCGCGGCTCTGATGGAGGCGTGGGAAGCCTTCAAAATGCGCCGCCAATGGTTCGTTGACGACTTCTGCCAGCCGGTTTATGAGACATGGCTTGCCGAAGCGGTGGCGTTGGGGCGCATCTCCGCGCCGGGTTTTTTTGATGACCCGTTGGTGCGTGCCGCATGGTGCGGGGCGCGCTGGATAGGCCCCGAACAAGGACAGCTTGACCCGACAAAAGAGGCGAAGGCCGCTATTATGCTTGCCGACCGCGGCATCAAAACGCACGAGCAAATCACCCGCGAAATGGGCGGCGGAGACTGGGAGGACAACGTGGAACAGCTTGCTCGAGAGAACGAAATGCTTAAAGCGGCGGGCGGCGGAAACTACATGGCAACGCTCGCTGATAATGACAGCGCTGACCGCGAAGGGGGTGAAAACGAATGAGTCTTTTCAATAAGATGCCTAAGACGGTAGACATCCAGCGCGATTATTACGCGATGGCAACTGTTGACGGCAAGGAAGCCGAGATTACCATGTACGGCGCAATCGTTCGTGAGAGGCCGAAAGATTGGTTTACTGGCGAGCCAGTAGAGGGAAACTTCATCGTCCTTGACGAATTTTTGGACGATTTAGAAAAAATCAAAGGCGCAAAGCGCATCACAATCCGGCTTAATACTTTAGGCGGTGATGTTTTTGCGGCGCTACCAATCCACAACCGGCTTCGCGATCTCAAGGCCGAGGTAACTGCAATCGTTGATGGTGCTGCGGCTTCAGCCGGCGCGCTTATTATGTGCGCCGCCGACCATGTAAAGGCTAACGCCGGGAGTATTATCATGGTGCATCGGTGCTCCGCCTTGTTACTCGGCGGCTACAACGCCGACGAAATGCGCGAGATGGCGGAGCATCTTGACACAGTAGACCGCGCGCAGGCGGCTATTATCCGGCGCAAAACGGGGCTTTCTGAGCGCGAAGTGATGAACATGCTTAAAGCCGAGACCTATATGACCGGCAAAGAGGCGCAAGAAAAGGGATTTGTGGATGAAGTTTTCGACGGAGCGCCACTTGAAATTGCGGCAAGCGCCGACCACAAAGCACTTTTTGTCAACGGTCAGAGGCTTGATTTCATCACGCCGTTTATGAATTTGCCCGACAATATCCCGACATATCAGCAGGATCCGAGCGCCGCAAATGCGAGCGCAAAAGCAGCGCCGCCTGCCGCCCCCGAAAAAGATGACGAAGGAGGAATTATTATGGCTAAGACTTTTGACGAACTGAAAAAGGAAAACCCAGAACTCGCCAATTCGATTTTCGCCGAGGCGAAGAAGATGCTGGCAGCCGAAATTCAGGAGGCCGTCGCGAAGGAGAGAAAGCGCCTGCAAGAAATCGACGAGATTTCCGCGGCCCTTGACCCGGAGCTTGTGGAAAAGGCCAAGTATGAGGAGCCCTGCACTGCCGCCGAACTGGCCCTGCGGGCTGTACAGGTGCAAGCCGTGAAGAGCAAGGCTTTCATCGAGGACTTGAAAGCTGATGCAAACGCTTCCGGCGTTAACGGCGTCACCGCGAGCCCGAATGTCGGCGATACGACGCCTGACGACGAGAAGAAAAAGGTTGAGGCGGCTGTCGATGCGGGCGTGCAGGCCGCGAAGCAGGCGATGAAGTTGGTGGAGGGCTAAAAAATGGCTGTGATGAACGAATTTATCGGCGCGACCGAGTATGACAACCTCGTCAACTCGGCGTATCCCGCCGATATCATCCACGCTTCGCTTGCTTCCGGATATGGGGAGCTCAAACGCGGCTATCTCATCGCCCGCAATAGTACAGGCAGTTTGATTCCGTGGGGTTCCGACATTACGGACAACCTCGTCGCGGAACTTACCGTATCTTCCCATCAAGCGACAAAGTCTCAGTCCGGCCTGCGGGCTGACCTTCTCAGAGTGTTTTCGCTGGATTTTGTCGAGGGCGACCTTGCGGTTGACTCGGCGACACATGCGGCTACACTGGCCCTTGCCGGCCTCGACGAAGAGACGCTCGTCGTGAAGTCCGGCGGAAATACACTGACCGCGGCAACGGACTACACGGCGTCCTATGACAACGGCGTCCTGACGATTGAACTCGTCTCGACGAGCAATTATTACGGCGCGGAAACGCTCTCGATTAAGTGCTATCTTGAGGACGAGTATGTGGAACTTGCCGAGGGCGAGGATTACACGGCCACATACACGAACAACACGCTCACCGTTGCGCTTGATGACGAGAGCAAATACTACGAAACGCCGAAAGTCAAGGTTGTCTGTCCGTATGCCTACTCCGAGGGCGCAATCGCCGGCGCTGTGTACGTCCTCGCCGAAGATGTTGATACTGGCGCATCTAGCGGGAGAACTATTACCGCACGCGTCTATAGGACGGGCGTTTTTAATCGGAACCGGCTGCTTTACAATCCAAAGGCAGTTGACGGCATCGGCGACGTCACGAAAGAAAAAATGAGAAGCCTCGGAATCCTGCTTAACGACGCTTTTAATTAATCCATTCATGCAAAACTGAGAAATCAAGGAGGGTTGAAGAATGCCTAACCTCTACGAAAGACAGGCTATTGACCCGCATGACGGGCTTATTGCTTCGACATGGCCGCCTGCGGATGTTTTCCACATTACCGTGCGCCGCGCAACCGGCTCGGTAACACTTAAGCGCGGCACGCTTCTCGACCTGTCGACCGGGACGAACGGCGACGGCAAGTATGTCATCCACGGGACAGCGGCGGGGAGCGGCGAGACGCTGACACCGAACGCGATTCTCGCCGAAGATGTCACCGTCGGAACGTCCGCCGATGCCCTCGCGCTGGCTTACCGTACGGGGCATTTCGCTTTGGACAAGCTGATTGTTGCCGCCGGCGCGACCATTACCGACGCGGACAAAGAGGCCCTGCGCGACGTCGGCATCCTTATCAGCGACGCATTCCCGCTTTCGTAAACTGACACAAAAATCAGACAAAAAAGGAGGATAAACCTATGAACATCAATATCCTTTCTTCGCATGCACTTATCCGTTCCGCGGAACAGCTTGTCCCTCCGAAGACTTTTTTGCGCGACAGATACTTCCCCACAAATCCGACGACGGACATCTTCGCCACGGATGACGTTTTGATGGAATTCCGCGAGGGCGCCAAGCGGCTGGCCCCGTTCGTTGTGCCGCGCAAGGGCGGTGTGACAATCCTGCGCGACGGGTACACGATGGAGCGGTACACGCCGCCTAACATCGCACCGAAGCGCCCGCTGACGCTCGACGACCTGAACAAGCGCGGCTTCGGGGAGGCGCTGTTCACTCAGCTCACGCCCGAACAGCGGCAGGCGGCGCTGATTTACAAAGACATGCAGGAACTTGACGAAATGATTACCCGCCGCGAGGAGGCAATGGCCGCCGAACTGCTCCTGACGAATAAACTCATCATGAAACACCATGCGGACGACGCGGCGAAATACGACGAAATGGTTATCCAATATTATTCTGGTTCCAATCCGAACCTTGCAACGTTGAATGTCAAGTGGAATGCCTCGTCCGGCAACATCGACATCCTCGCCGACCTCGCTGCTCTTTGCCGCAAAATCACGGCGCACGGCCTGCCCGTGTCAGACCTGATTTGTTCGCCCGAAGTCGCCGATGTCATCATCCGCAACGATGACATCGAAAAATTCCTTGACAACCGGCGCTATGAACTCGGCAGCGTCAATCCGCGTGAACTTCCTGCGGGCGCGGCGCTTATCTGCGTGCTCAATGTCCGCGGCAGATACATCAACGTCATCAGCTACGATGAGACATACACCAACGACAGCGGCGACGACGTACAGTACATCACGTCCGGCTGGGCGATTCTCGCGGCTCCGGCAGTTGGCCGTATGCTGTATGGCGCTGTGACGCAAGTCGAGCAGGAAGATGGGGAATTCCACACGAGAACCGGCCGCCGCATCCCGAAATTCGTCAGCGACCCGACAGGCAACACCCGCGAACTCTATCTCTCGTCCCGCCCCCTGCCCGTGCCCAACTTCAAGGGTTCGTGGATTGCGTTCCAAGCCATCGAATAAGGCACGGCGCGGGAGGAAGAAACGAAAGGAGTATAAAGAATGGCAATCGAGATTATCAACGGTCACTTTGTGTATCGGGAGGGCGTGACAACCGTCGTTTACAGCGCGGGGGACGGCGTGCATGTCCTCCCTCCCGACATGGAAGCGCGCCTTGTTGCCGAGGGCGTCGCGCGCTATGTCGATAAGCCTGCGGCTGACATTAGGTTTGCGCAAGTCCCTTCCGGTGATACGAAACAGGATGCCGAGTCAGAAAAAGAAAGCCTTGAAGCGCTGAAAGTCTCTGAGCTTCGTGAAATGCTTAAAGCGCGCGGCCTGCCTTGCCGCGTCGGCATGACGAAGGCGGAGATGATTAAAGCGCTTCAAGGCATGGGTGATGAAGCCGAAGATGACGGCGATTCCCCGCCCGTCCTCAATGCTGAAGGGCCGGTTGTAACATGAGCTTCAAGGATGTGCTGAACGATGACGTAATAAACGTCTTCCTCGACGTTGACGCTTTTGCCGAGGCCCGCAATGTCATTTATGAAGGCGAAACCTATGAAAACGTCCCGATGGTATTAAAAGGGCTGAAACAGCAGGGCCGCCGCTATAAAGTCGAAGGCGAGCGGGAGCCTGGTATATTCCTTGTCACGACCGTCGTCCATTTCGCCGCAGAGGCCCTCGGCGGCGTCATCCCAGAAAAAAACACGCGCATTAAGATTTCCGAAGGCGACTTCTTCCGCGAGTTTTACGTCGTCGCATCGGTAAACGAGATGGGCATGGTGCGGTTGGAACTGGAGGCGCTTGACGAATGAGTCAGACGCTTGTCATAAAGGATATCGGGCAAGTTAATCTTGACCGCGTCGAGAAAATGCTGGCGGGCATACCGGGCGCATTTTATAAGGCAGTATCGCAAGCCCTAAAGCGTGCCGCGCAGCATGGCCTTACAGTCGGCGTTCGGGCAATCGTCGAGCAATATTACATCGGTCAAAATGAAGTCAAGCGAAATACGCGGTCAAAATATATGATTACCCGAAATGATTCGGGCGGGTATGAAGTCTCGATAATCTATGTGGGAAACGTCGTGCCTTTGCTTGAGTACGACACGCGCATAGACCGAAGCGGAAGGGTTTATGTGCGTGTCTTGCGGCAAAATTCCAGAAATGCCCTCGACCACGCATTCGTTGCGAAAATGGGGCAACATACAGGCGTTTTCGAGAGAGAGACGGAGGCCCGCTTCCCTGTCCGAGAACTTTATGGGCCGTCGCCCGTGCAGGCGTTTTATGCCCACGAAACGGCTGTTGACCGTCTCAATGAGGCCGTCATGGGGAAATACGAAGAACGTCTCGACCATGAAGTCCTCCGAATTCTTAACGGATGGGGGATAAGACATGACACGGCTTGACTTTCTTGAAGCTCTCAGCGCGTTTTCAAAGGATGCCATCAAAGACCTACTCCTGAAAGTGCGTATCCAGCAGGCAGATGAGGAACCGACACGTCGTCCGGCTGACGTCTATATGATGCGTCTGCCGGATAGCAGAAAAGCCGAAAAAAAGGCGCCTTACATCATCCATCAAATTATCACTGGAAGGGATACACGGCCGGAAGGAGAACGGATGACATCGCAGGTTGTCGTCCGTTCGATTTTTTGCGTCTATAATGACGACGAACAGGAGGGCGCGCTTGACCTGCTTAACCTTATGGAGCGGTTGCGAATATCACTGCTTGAACAGGTATTAATCGCTGACCGTTACCAACTCGACCTCGACGCGGGGGTTGAGATGATTATTTATCCAGAAAATACGGCCCCATACTACGCCGGCGAGATGGCCACGACATGGATTATCCCGCCGGTAGAGAGGCAGGTGCGGATTTGGTAACAATGGCAAAGGCCAAAAGCAAAAAGGCAATGCAGAAAATCGGCGAGTTTTGCGTGTATATCGGGCCGACAATCCGCGGCGTAGTCCAAAACGGAACAATCTACCCGTACGCGCGGGATAAAGTGCTTGAGATGCTCGCGCCGCAGATTGAAAAATACCCGCTGATTGCAAAGCTTGTCGTTCCGTCTCAAACTTTCGCCGCGGACAGGCTGAAAGTCAAAGAGAAAGGCACGCTTTTGAATACTTACTATCAGCGGCTGACAACTACGAAATAAGGAGGAAAAGAACGTATGGCGACTAAACATGGCGTTTACGTTTACGAGCAGGCCACGCAGATTGGAACGCCTGTTGCCGCGGCGTCGGGGATTCCCTTCGTAATCGGGACTGCGCCGATTCAGGCAGCAACGAATCCAGCGGCTGTTGGAATTCCCGTAATCTGCATGGGTTTTGACGAGGCGCGGGCCAAACTCGGCTATAGCGAGGACTGGGGAAAATACACGCTCTGCGAATTTATGTATTCTCACTTTGTCCTCTTCGGCTGTCAGCCCGTCATCTTCGTTAACCTGCTCAACATGACGACGATGCGCGAAGCGGTGGCCGGTTCTGACATGCCTGTCAGCAACCACAAAATCGAGCTTCCATTTGAAGCGATTAACGACGCAACGCTCGTCGTCAAGGCTGAGGGCGGCGGGGGAAGTGCCTATACCAAAGGGACAGACTATGACGTATACTACACCGGCGACAAGTGCGTCATCGAACTGCTCCCGAACGGCGCAATCTATAGCGAAACTTCGCTTAACGTCGCCTATTACAAGGTAACGCCGGCGTCCGTTGATGTGACCGCTGTCGTTACCGGCCTTGAGGCAATCGAGAAATGCATGGCTGCCGTCGGCGTTGTCCCTGACATCATTTGCGCGCCTGGGTTCTCTTTCGATGCGAACGTTGCCGCGGCGATGGCGACGAAGGCCGCGGGCATCAACAGCATGTTCCGGGCGAAGGCGCTTATCGACATCAACACGGCCATTGCCGACGACTATTCCGAAGTCGCGGCCGAGAAAGAGTCGAAGAACCTCATCGACGAGAATCAGATCGTATGCTGGCCGAAGCTCAAGCTCGGTACGCGGAGCTTTTTCATGAGCACGCAGCTCGCCGGGTTGATGGCCTCTGTCGATACGTCGAACGGCGGCGTCCCGTATGAGTCGCCTTCCAACAAGACGTTTAAGGCTGACGCACTCGTGCTTTCCAGCGGCGCCGAGGTTCTTCTTACGCACGCTCAGGCTAACGCGCTTAATGACGCGGGCGTCGTGACCGGGCTGAACCTTTTCGGCGGTATCAGATGCTGGGGCAATTACACCGCCTGCTATCCTGACAACACGGACGTCAAGGACTACCTCATTCCCGTGTCCCGCATGTTCGATTGGGTGGGCAACAGCCTCATCAACACCTTTTGGAGCCGCCTTGACAGGCCGATGAATAGGCGGTACATCGACTCTATCGTCGATACCTGCAACATCTGGCTCAATGGCCTCGTTGGTGCTGGCTATCTCCTCGGCGCGCGCGTGGAATTCAAGGCCGATGAAAATCCGAACGAGGCGTTGATGGCCGGCATCGTCAAAGTACACATCTACATGACTCCACCCTCGCCGGCTCAGGAAATCGATTTTGTGCTTGAGTACAACGCCGATTTCGTCGAGGCCGCGCTGCAGGGCTAAGAAGGGAGGACTAAGGAATGGCTAAATTCGGCGAAAACATCGTAAACTTTGAGGTTTACGAGGACAGTACGAGATATGCGGGGATGGCAAGCGCCAACCTGCCCGAAATCAGCCTGTTGACGCAGACCATTTCAGGCGCTGGTATTGCCGGTAATATCGAAGCGGTGACGGCGCTTGTCGATGCGATGACGCTAACCCTGAACTTCCGCCTGACTACGGAGCATACCGTTGCCCTGACGGAGCCACGCCGGCATACTATCGATCTGCGCATTGCGCAACAAGTGGCAGACCAGGCAACGGGGACGGCAAAGATTCAGTCCGTCAAACACGTCTTTGTCGTCATGCCGAAGCGGGCGGTGAGCGGAAACGTCGCAATGAACGACGCGAACGAGGCGTCGGGCGAGTATGCCGTGTACTACTGGGCAACTTTCATCGACGGCGTGAAGACACGCGAAATTGACCCGTTGAACTATATCTTCTATGTCAACGGTGTGGACTATCTGGCCGATGTCCGCGCCGCCCTCGGCAGATAACTTAAAATCGCCCGGCCCTTGGCTTTCGCTTTGGGCCGGGCACTATTTCACTATGAAAGGAGAATTTTCATGTCTGACATCGAAAATATCAAGACTGAAGACGACGGCGTCATCGACACGGTTGATTTGGAGATGGAACTCGGCGAAACACTGGGCGGCGGCGTATATACGCACAAATTTGCGAAACCGTTTGAATATAACGGCCGGACATACACCGAATTGTCCTTTGAATGGGACAAGCTGACCGGCAAGGACAGCAGAGAAATTGAGAACGAGCTCGCGCTCCGCGGGAAAATCGTCGTCTCTCCTGCCTATTCTATCGAGTACATCGTGCGCATGGCTGCGCGCGCCTGCACCGAGCGCATCGGCGCCGATGCTTTTGATCTTATGAGCATTCGCGATTTTAACAAGATTAGAGGTCGTGCGCGCGCTTTTTTACTAATCTCGGAGTTGTAGTCGCGGACGGCGGCGAATGGCTCCGACGGCAGACATTGATACTTGCACGGGACAATCACACGCCCGTGTCATTTTGGCTTTCTTTGCCGCTTGCCGAGCTTGTGAAGTGGATTACGACGCATAACGAGCTCGTGGAAAACCTGAAAAAACAGTAGAAAGGAGGGCTACAGGTGGCGACGCGCAAAGAATATGAGATGCTATTTCGCCTGAATGCGCAAGTCGGAAGCGCTTATAACAGTGCTTTTAAAAGCGCGCAAGGCACGATTGCGTCAATGCAACGCGAGATTGTAGCCCTTAACAAGATACAGTCTGACATTACGGCCTATCAGAAACAGCAGGCGGCCATCGAGCAGAACCAAAAACGCCTTGAGCTCTTAAAACAGCAATACGCCAACATTAAGGCGGAGTTGGAGGCGACCGGCGAGAAATCGTCTGACCTTCAAAATAAGCTATTATCAAAGCAGATGCAGATTGACAGGACGTCCGTGTCAATCGAAAAGCAGACTGAACGGCTTGAAACTTTGCGCCGCTCGCTGTCAGAGGCCGGCGTCAATACAGACAACCTGCGTGAAGAATCGCGGCGGCTTGATGCGCAGATAAATGAACTGACAAGGACGCAAGAGGCGGCGGCGGAAGAGGCGGAAAAATTCGGAAAGGCCGCCTCCGCCGCCATTACCGACCTTGCAAGCGCGCTTTCCGCGGCTGGCATTATCGCCGGCTTAAAGCAGGTGTATGAATACTTTGAAGGTTCCGCGCGAGCTGCGATTGATTTTGAGTCAGCAATGACGGGCGTCGCCAAGACGACCGACTTGACGGAAGACGAGCTCGCGGCAATGGGCGCGGCCATCAAAACGCTGTCAACTGAAATCCCAGTTACAACATCGGAAATTGCGGGCATCGCCGAAGTCGCAGGACAGCTTGGCATTGCAAAAGAGAACCTGCTCGACTTTGCCACGGTCATGTCGATGTTGTCCACGGCGACGACGATGACGGCGGACGAGGGCGCGACGATGCTTGCGCAATTCGCGAACATCACGCGCATGAATCCGGCTTATTATTCCAATCTCGCGTCCGCCATCGTTGATCTCGGCAATAACTACGCCACGACGGAACAAAAAATTGTCGAGATGGCACAGGGCATTGCGGCATCCGCGTCTATCGCCGGCATGTCCGAAAAGGACATGCTCGCGCTTTCGGCGGCGGTAACCTCCCTCGGCATTGAGACACAAGCCGGCTCGACAAGCATGAGCCGCTTAATCTCGCAGATGATGACCGCTGTCGAGACGGGAGAAAACCTTAACAAATTCGCTTCCATCGCCAATATGAGCGCAGCGGAATTCTCCGAGCTCTGGGGGACAAACGCCGTCGCCGCTTTACAGGCTTTCATCTCCGGCCTGAGCGAGACGGAGCGAAACGGCATGAGCGCAACTATCGCGCTTAAAGAACTCGGTATTACCGAGGCGCGGATGCAAAGGATGATTCTCTCGCTCGCGAACTCCGGCGACCTGCTTAACCGCACGATTGACACGGCTAATAGGGCGTGGAACGAAAACACCGCGCTCGTCAATGAGGCCGAAAAACGCTATGCTACGACGCAAAGCAGGCTGACCGTATTACAAAACGCATATAACAACCTCAAAATCGCCATCGGCGACAACCTGACGCCCATAATCAAAGAGGCGACCGCAGAGGCCGAAAATGCACTTGTCAACATCACGCGATTTGTCGAGGAAAATCCGTGGGTAGTCAAGGCGGTGACATCATTCGTCGGCATCATCGGCGCGGCAACCGCCGGTCTATCGGCGTATGTCGCGGCGGTTAAAATTGCGACAATCTTTACATCGGCGTTTTCTGCGGCAGCCCTGCCCGTCGTCGGCGCGATTATGGGCGGTGTCGCGGGCATCGCCGCGCTGACCGCAGGGATTACAGCGTTAAACGGGGTTATTGGCGGGACGACTGAGGACGTCACAAAACTCACGGCCGTATCCCGCACGCAATATTACGAACTCGCCGATCTGCGCCGTGAGTATGAGCGTGTTGCCGCCGAAATGGGAGAGACGTCCGCCGAGGCGCAGTTGCTGAAAAAGCGGCTGGATGAAGCGACCGAGGCATACAACGCAAGCCGGCAGAAGGCATCCGAGCTCGCCGCCACACACAAGGAAGTCATTCGTGCGCATGAAGAGCTCATTGCGACGTATGAGGCTATGGCCGACGAGCAGGATAAGCACGAGGCGAGCGTATTAAGTCTGACCGCGCGCCTTGAAGAACTTATTACAGCCGAGGAGCGGACGGCCGAGTCGAAGCAGGAAATCCTCGCCATCGTCGAACTCCTGAATGATCAGATGCCGGAACTCGGCCTTGCCTACGACAAATACGCCGATTCGCTTAATCTGAGCGCCGAGGCCATCCGAGAAGTCGTCAGGGCGCAAGTTGAACAGGAGCGCAAACAGGCTGATTTTGACAAACTGAAGGCCATGCTCTCAGAGGAAGGCGCCTTATACGACAATATGCAGGCGCAACTGCGTGAAGTCGCGGCGGCTGAGGCGGAAGTCGCAAGGGTTAGGGCGACGTTTGAAACCCGCATGAAGCAATTCGGCGGGATCCAGATGTACAACTACGAACTTAGTCTCGCCGAGCAGAATTTGGAGCGGGCGAAGGCGGCTGCAGAAGAGGCGCGGCACGCCTATGAGGATAACCAAAACCAGATAGACGCGCTTACCGCGTCCATTGTCAGCTTTGAAGAGGCGACGGAAAGCGCGGGCAACGCAAACGACCGCCTGACGGGTAAAATCGAGTCCGTACAGGGCAGTCTTAATATCCTCGCCGCTGAGTACGGCAAGGCATACGAAGAGGCGTATAAAAGCATTGAGGGCCAGTATGACCTTTGGGATAAGGCCGAGAAAATCGTGCCTGTCAGTGCCTCGAAGATTAATTCAGCGATCCAAAGTCAAACCACCTACTGGCAGAAATACAACGAAAATCTGTCGAAGTTGCTTGACAAAAGCAAGGACATCGACGGCTTGGCGGAGATGGTGGCGAGCTTCGCGGATGGAAGCGCTGAAAGCGTTAACGCCATCGCCGGCATGGCACAGGCAAGCGACAAGCGGCTAGCCGAGATGGTGCAGAATTGGCAAAAGCTAAAGGAACAGCAGGCGACCGTCTCGGATTCCCTTGCACAGCTTCAGACAGATTTTACCGCAAAGCTCGACGTTCTCCAGCAGGAAGTCGAAAAGACGATAGAGGAAATGGATTTAAACGTCGAGGCGGCGGAGAAGGGCAGGCGAACCATCGAGGGCTTCATCGCGGGCGCCGAGGATATGTTGCCTGCTGTCCAGAGGGCATACGAACGGATTGCTGAAAAAGCGATTGAAGCAATCGACAATAAGCTCCAAATACGGAGCCCGTCCAAGGTGTTTATGGAGCGCGGCGAGTATGCCATGCAGGGATTCCTGGGCGGTGTGGCGAACATGCAGCCTGAACTTGTTGCAACAATGAGCAAGGCTGCTGCCGAGAGTGTCAAATCATTCAGCCTTGTCGCGCTGGCTCCGCAATTGATGAACGCGCTGTCAGCCCGCGAGCCGGTGGCAGCGGAGTCAATCGGCGGCACAGGCGGCATTTCTGTCACCGTCGCGCCCCAATATAACATCTCAGGCGCTGCCAATGCGGCGGAGATTGAGGGCATCATGCGGCGGAATAATGAGGAGCTCCGCGAGCTTATCGTCGATGTCCTCGAAGACATCAATACCGAACGTGCGAGGAGGGCGATGCGATGAAAACCTACACGACAAAGCAGGGTGATATGTGGGATAGCATCGCCTACTCGCAGATGGGCAACGCCGCGCACAAGGACAAGCTGATGGCGGCAAACATACAGTACCGCAACATCTACATTTTCCCTGCCGGCTTCGAGCTTGTCATCCCTGACGTATCGGACGCAGTCGTTTCTGATGCCCTGCCGCCGTGGAAGAGGGTGCAAGGATGAGTGGCCGCGAACTGGCTAGGCGCACGGATGTCGAAATCTATTTTGCGGGTGTCAATATTACGGCATCCATGCGCAATTACCTTTTGTCATTGACCTATACGGACAATGAAGAAGGCGAAGCCGACGACCTGCAAATCGAATTGCAAGACCGTGATGCCGTCTGGATGACGAAATGGCTCAACGATGCGGTGCAGGCGGCGGCCTCGTCACCGGCTCCGGCCGGAGGGCAAAGCGGATATTATGTAACTGCGCAAAGCGGGCTTAATGTCCGAAGCGGGCCGGGGACTGACTATAAAAAAATCGGCGCGCTTGCCTACGGCGCGCGCGTCGATGTCGTCAAAATAGAAAACGGATGGGCGGAAATCCGTTACAACGGCGAGGAGGCGTATGTCAGCGCGGCGTATATCCAACAGGGGGCGACACCGTCTTCTGCGTCGTCCACAACGAAGGGGTTAAGCATACAGGCGACAATCATTCAAAAGAACTGGTTCGGCGACGGGAAAGACCGCGTCCTTGAATGCGGTCAATTTGAACTTGACAGCGTCGAGGCAAGCGGCCCCGGCGCGACCGTCGTCATCAAGGGAACGGCCCTTCCTTTCCGCGCGCAAATAAGGCAGATGCGGAAAAGCAGGGCGTGGGAGTCATACACGCTGAAACAGATAGCGCAGGAAATCGCGCGGGTAAACGGCATGGCCTGCATCTATGAGTCAGAGCACAATCCGTATTATGAACGTACTGAGCAGGCCAAAATAAGCGACATTGACTTCCTATCCCGCCTATGCCGCAACGCCGGCATCTCACTCAAGGCGACGAATAACGCAATCGTGCTTTTCGATCAGTCCAAATACGAAAAGCAACCGGCCATCTATACCATAAAGCGCGGCGCAAGTCCGTATACAAAATATAAACTGCTTACAGGCGAGGCCGATCGGCAATACGATGCCTGCCGCGTGTCCTATGTTGACCCGGCGACGGGGCGGCTAATACAAGGCATGGCTTACGCCGAAGATTATGACCCTGACAGCAAAAACAACCAAATCCTCAACGCCACAGCGAAAGTTGCGAGCGTCGCGGAAGCCGAGGCATTTGCTCAAAAAATGCTCCGCCTAAAAAACAAATTCGAGTATACGGCGCAATTCACGATGGCAGGAAATCCTGACATCATAGCGGGCGTGATAGTGAATCTGTCGGGGTGGGGCGCGTGGGACGGAAAATATCTTGTCACGCAGGCGGAGCATTCCGTCAGCGCGTCAGGCTACATAACACGCGCGCGGTTGCGCCGCGTGCTGGAGGGGTATTAATGGACAGTATCCTCGAAAACCTCGTCAGAGTCGGAACAGTGAGCGCGGTTGACGCAGGCCGTCGCCGCGCTCGTGTTATTTTCCCCGACATGGATATCGTGTCGGGCTGGCTTTACGTTATCCAAACGCCGGGTGCGGCGGTGAACGTCGCGAGCGCTGGAAAGCATACGCATGATGACGGCGCAGGACTTCCGACGACAGAGAGCGGAGAGCATCAACATAGCGCGACCTTGTCCTATTGGATGCCGAAAGTCAATGATACGGTTTTAGTTCTATATCTCCCCGTTTTCAATGGTGATGGTTTTGTTTTGGGGGTGATTTAATATGCAGGTGGGATGTCTCGGCGAAATTGTCTTTGAAGTATCCTCTAAGTCGGTTAAAACCATCAACAACATGACATGGGCCGGCTCCGCATTGTACGCAACGCACAGCCGGCATCTACAAAATGCATTGACCGAATTTACAGGGCTTGCGCCTGACACAATCTCTATCGACATATACCTGTCGGCTTACCTTAGCGTTAGCCCGATGGATGACATAAATAAAATCTGGCAGTATGAACGCGAAGGGCGGCCCGTCCCGCTTGTGATCGGCGACAAGGTTTATGGGAAGTATCGCTGGACGATTAAATCCCATAAAATCAAGGCGCAGACTTACGACAAGCGCGGCAACCTTACCGGCGCGACCGTATTCATAGAGCTATTGGAATATTTGCAGTCGTGAGGGGATAGACGATGACATTTGAAGTCTCAGCAAACGATGCAAGGCGCCTTCGCCTTATGGAATCGGACAAGGTGCGCTCGATATTGCAAAACGTGGCTATAATCCTTTCAACGCGGCAGGGCTCCGTGCCGATGTATCGGGATTTCGGCCTGCCAATGAACTTTGTGGACAAGCCGTTCAATGTGGCGCAACCGCTTATAATTTCCGAGATAGTCGAAGCTATCCAGAACTACGAGCCGAGGGCGAAGGTGGTTAATGTGCGTTTTATTGCCGAACGGGGAAGTCCTGACAGGCTTGTCCCTGTAGTGGAGGTTGAGATAGATGAAGGAGTATAAATTCGTCACGACTGACGCTGAACAGCTTGTTTCTCAGCTTATCGCTACTTATGAGCAGATAACGGGGACGACTGTGGCTCCGGCAAGCCCTGAGCGGCTATTTCTTCAAGTAATTGCTGACATAATAATCCATGAGAGAGTCATTTTGAATTTTGTGGGCAACCAAAGCATCCCGTCAAGGGCGACGGGCGAAAACCTCGACGCCCTCGGCGAGCTTTTTTTCAATGCCTCGCGTCCGCTGGCGCAGCCAGCCGTGTGCACGATGCGCTTTAACATCTCCGAGGCGCAGACATCGGCAGTGCTGATCCCCGCCGGGACGCGCGTAACGGATACTAAAAATACCCTTGTATGGGAAACTGTCGAGGATGTTTACGTCGGAATCGGGCAGATATCCGCCGAAGTACAGGCGCGCTGCCAGACGCCCGGAGCTGCGGGGAACGGATATACGCCGGGACAGATCAACACGGCGATAGATGTATTCCCATATTACGACTCATGCGAAAACATCACGACATCGGCGGGCGGCGCGGACGTTGCCACGGATGCCGAGTTTTATGAGCGGCTGCGGGCCAGTCAGGACGCGTTCTCAACCGCAGGCGCCCGCGGGAGCTATATATATCACGCGAAGAAAGTCTCAACGGAAATCGCGGACGTCGTCGCTATATCGCCTGAAGCTGGCGAAGTCGAGCTATATGTCCTTATGAACGACGGGACGCCGGCAGGCGCGGAAATCAAAAACGCCGTGCTCGCCGCTTGTAGCGACGAAACGGTGCGTCCTCTTACCGACCATGTGACCGTTGCAGATCCGGTCACAGTGTCATACGACATCAACCTGACCTATTACATCCCGCGCAATACGACGAAAAGCCCATCGGAAATCGAGGCGGCGGTGGATGCAGCGGTGGACGAATACATCAAATGGCAACACTCGCGCCTCGGGCGTGATATCAACCCGTCCTATCTTATCGGCCTTTTGATGCAGACCGGCATCAAGCGCGTCGAATTGACCTCGCCGACATTTACGGAATTGAGCGACGGAAGCGAGGGAGATCCGCCGGAAGTCGCGGTTGTCGGTACGGTGACGGTGACGAACGGAGGGTATGAAGATGAATAACGGGCTGACGCCGGAAAATCTGTTGCGCTCATTTCCCGACGTTCTGTTGCAGGACGAGCGGATGCTTGCGCTTGCAACGGCGGTTGCTAAGGTGCTATCCGAATTGATAGCCGACACGCGCAAAATCGAAATATACACACGGATTGACGAGCTGCCGGAAGACCTTCTCGACCTACTAGCTTATGATTTCAAGGTGGACTGGTGGGACTCTTCGCTGACCGTCGAGGAAAAGCGGGAGACGTTAAAGTCAAGCTGGCATGTCCATCGCCATCTCGGTACGCCTTACGCCGTTCGCACGGCCCTCTCGGCGATATACTCCGGTACGACCGTCAGCGAATGGTTTGAATATGGCGGTCAACCGTATCATTTCCGCATCTCTATCCCTGTAGACCAGTCAAGCCTCGACCTTTCAAAGCATGAGCGCATCATCGCGCTCATTGATTTTTATAAAAATCTCCGCTCCGTGCTTGATGGAATCGAATACTACGGTTCCGGCGGCGCGGCGAAGGCATACGCGGCGGCGGCGTGCATTGGTTGTTCCGCTGTGATGTCGGCGACCGCGCGCTATTTCTAATTCAATGGGGGGATTACCATGTGGGAGAACTCGGCCATTACCAACGCCGGCAAGGCGCTTTTGGCGTCGTGGGTGGCCGGTACGACTTTAACCATCACGGGCGCGACGGGCGGCACGGGAACAGTGCCGCCTGAGGCTATATTAGCGCAAACGGCGCTCGTAAACCAAAAACAGACGTTTGACATCATCGGAGAAATGCCCGTATCCAACGGGCGGCGCTTCCAGATTCAGATAACTGCGCATAATACAAGCTACACGCTTAACCAAATCGGCATTTGGGCGAAAATCGGTAGCGGCTCGCCTGTTCTGCTCGCGCTGTTTCAGGACGCTGCAGGCATTACGATCCCGGCGCAAAGCGAAATGCCGGATTTCGTCTATACCTTTTATGCGCTCCTCGAAATGTCCAACACGGGGACTCTTGAAGTCAATATTAACACGTCGGCGGTTGTGAGCCGTGAGGAATTTGATGCGGGAATTGCTCCGAAGCTCGACAAGACCGGCGACGGCAAGGATTTGACCGTGACCTTCACCGAAGCCGCGAATCGTCAGAATATCGGCACGGGCGAGACGCTTGCCGTGATGTTCGGGAAAATCAAGAAGTTTTTCGCCGATTTGAAGACCGTCGCTTTCAGCGGCAAGCTCGCTGACCTGACTGACGATTCCACGCATCGGACGGTGACCGACGAGCAGATTGCCGCATGGAACGGCAAGCAGGACGCTCTTGGCTATACCCCTGTGCCAAATACCCGAAAGGTAAATGGGAAGGCGCTTTCTGCCGATATTACTCTGACCGCGGCTGATGTCGGCGCGGCTACATCGAACCACGGCCACGGCGCCATCACCAACGACGGGAAAATCGGAACGCAGGCGAACAATGCCATTTATACGGGCTCTAGCGGTATGTTGCAGGCGGGAACGCTTCCCATCGCGGCGGGCGGCACGGGCGCGAATAACGCGCAAAATGCGCTTGCCAATCTCGGCGGCGTGCCGACGACGCGAAAAATCAATAACAAGGCGCTTTCAGACGACATCTCGCTGACTGCGACAGACGTCGGCGCGATTCCTGTATCGCTTAAAGGTGTCGCCTACGGTGTCGCCGAACTCGACGAAACGGGAAAGGTTCCGAGCTCGCAGCTTCCGTCTTATGTGGACGACGTACTTGAATATACGAGCATGTCTGCGTTTCCCGCGACCGGCGAGACGGGCAAAATTTACGTCGCCCTCGATACTAACAAAACCTATCGGTGGAGTGGTAGCAGTTACGTCGAAATATCGCCGAGTATTGCATTGGGCGAGACGGCGTCCACGGCATACCGCGGCGACCGCGGAAAAATTGCGTACGACCATAGCCAAACTACGGGCAATCCTCACGGGACGACGCCTGCGGACATCGGGGCCGTGCCGACAACGCGGAAAATCAACGGAAAGTCTCTGACCGCTGACGTATCGCTGTCGGCAACGGATGTTGGCGCCGCTACCGCCGAACATATCCACGGCGCCATCACCAACGACGGAAAAATCGGAACGCAGGCGAACAATGCCATTTATACGGGCTCTGGCGGCGTGTTGCAGGCGGGAACGCTTCCCATCGCGGCGGGCGGCACGGGCGCGAATAACGCGCAAAATGCGCTTGCCAATCTCGGCGGCGTGCCGACGACGCGAAAAATCAATAA